ATATGGATTTGGTTTTATTTTTTCTAAAACAGTTGAAGTAAATCCTTTATTATATAATTTTTGATATACATTTAGATAATTAACATCTCCTTCATTAGTACTAAACGTAGTTATATCTGATGTTCCATTAAATTTAAATACAATCCATTTAAATTTATTACCAGCTCCATCAATAGTTCCATCTTTAGCATAAGCAATAGTTCCTGCTGAATATTGACTACCCGTTGTAACTATACTATTCCATTCATAGTTATTTACATTTGGATATGTCACTGGAGTATTTGTCCTAAATTGTCCGCTTATAAATAGTAATGTCCAATCTTTAGGTATTTTTTGATGACCAGAATCAGTATTTGTTGTTGTATATTGAGTAGTTCCTATTCCTCCTATATTACTGCTGAATTTTGCTAATTCAGTTGAATTTGTGATTTCATATATATCTGTATAACTACATTTTCTACTTATATTCGATCCTCCTGTAGAATTATAATTATTTTTATCAAAATAGTGATCTACAGATAATGTGCTATTAGAATTTACGGATGCTTTTAATGAATAAATGGTCTCTTGAACAGTAAGAGTTGTTCCATTCTCAGCACCTATTCCTACTGCTTCGTCATAATATGCTCCATGATAATAACTAGAAGTAGCTATTTTCATTTCTTCCTCAGTATATTCATAAGTTCCACTATCATTAATTATTTTATTATTACTTCCAGAATCCACGTCACGTGCTAATGTTATATTTTTATCTGAAGATTTATTTACTTTACCTATATCCTTTATCTTAGCTATTATACGATTTCCCGGAATATACATATTATCTGAATTAATATTAATATATTTTCTAACAAAATCAATATCCATCGTTTTTACACTTGGTATTCCCATAGTCCATATAACACTTTTCACAGTGGCTGTGTTTGTTTGTGTTTCCGCAGATGGGTCAGCAGATAATGTATCAATATATACATTATGAGTAGCACTAGAACTTGTCCCCCCTACATCTGAATAACGATTGTATTCATATTTAATGGTATGTGGTGTAGATTGCGCAGTACCTATAGCAGATACTGCGTTTGTACTAGTAATTTGGTTTAATGAAAATGTTCCTTTTAATCTAAATCCTTTTCTAGAATCGTCAGTATAAATATCAGTTTGAGATGGAGAATCAAAATAATTAAATGTATTTGAATTTTGATTTGTTCGTGTTGCTGTTCCATTATTTGAAGACGCTGTATTAAACCCATTAAAAGTAATTGTTTGTTTTAATGTTCCATCAATAGAACATTTTAAATTTACAAGATTTTCACTATTATCAACCCATTTTCCATATCCTATTGAAGTTGATTGTTGTGTTGAACTATATGGTTTAGTTATTTGAATGATTTGGTCTGTTTCTATGGTAGGTTCATATTTATATGTACTTACTGCAGTATTAATATATGTCACAAAATCATTAGATAGATTAGCTGTGTTTGTAGGTGTTGTGACATAGACATTATTGGTTTTTGTTAAAAGAACACTAGTAGATACAGAGTTATCATCAGGCAATCTTAACATATTAGATACCCTTTGATCTGAAAAAGCCGAAAATTCATCTTTAATATTATTTTTTGCCTTGACCTCATAATTATATTTTGTTCCTGCTCTAAGACTATTAAGAGTTAATGTAAAATTAGTATTTTTTCCAATATTATTTTTAGATTCTGTATCAGTTAATGTAGTAGTATCTAATGAGTAAATTGAACTACTATTTGTTTCATTTTCACTATATTCGGTTATAGCAGAAATTATGTTTGCTAAAGAATTAGGTCTTCCTATTTCTGTCGCAGAAACATCATAATTAATAATAAGGGTATCATTAGAAGATATATTATTTTCTGATTGAAATCTTGGCGCAGGTGGAACGAGTGGTTCTTGAAATTGAATATTTTCAAAAAGCAAAGCTCTATTTTCTACAGTAGGATGATTTTCAGCATAATTTACACCATATATTCTTAAATCAAAGAATTCCAGTTTACTTAAAATATTTAATATATTCGTATCATTTGCATTTTCTGATGAAGTTTTATTTATTTTATATGTTTTAAAATTAGAGACATTATAATCATCTGTATTAGATAAAGAAAAAGTGTGTAAATTAATCCATGTATTTGAACCACTAAGAGGTGAATCTACATTTCCAGAAATATCTATTCTTATTTCATTAATAAAAGGTAATGATTTATTTTTTTCTAATGATTGAAAAGATAATTTAGCTAGTATATTAGCAGTCTGATTAGCTAATATGTCATCATAATGCCAATTTATATCTATAGATGCTGCTGTTTCTATAGGGTCTCCATTTTTAGTAAATTGAGCAGGCTGTTGTGTTAATAAATCAAAAAATGTTTGTCCTTTGTTATTTACGCTAGAAATACCTCCATTTTGAGTAATAGAAACACCTCCAACCTTAAGAGAACTACAGCTAATATCCCCATTCGCTTCAACATTATTAAAGCTAGCATCATTTCCTGATATATCGCCATTAATTTTTAAATCACCATTAACATGTAATTTACTTATTGGACTAGTAGTTCCAATTCCAACGTTACCACTTGTATCTATATGTAAATAAGATGTTCCGTTTATCCCAATATCTAGTGGATTATTTCCATATCTATAAAATGATCCATTAACATAAATAGGTTTACTGAAAAAGAATTTTGGTCTATTAGTCATAAAATCAAAGTATGATGTATTTATACTACCTATAACTCCACCTCCTATATCATTTCTAATTCGTAAAGGATATTCTACTATAGATCCTCCATATATATCTAATTGATAAGATGGATTATTCATTCCAATACCAACTTTCCCTGTAAAATTAGGATCATTAATAGGTGCTTTTAAATCTATATTAGTATAATAATTTTGGGATAAATCATTTAAACTAACATCTAGTTTTGATATCTGATTTATTATAGTATTAGCAGGACTAAATTCATTTTCATTACCTAATGCTTCAGTAATTTCTTTTAATGTATCTAATGCATCTGGCGCACCATCTATTAAATCTTCCAATTCCTTTTGAACATAAGCAGTAGTAGCAATTTGTGTAGTATCTGTATTAGGAGTTGCAGTTGGAGCAGTAGGTATTCCAGTAAATGATGGATTATTAATCGGTGCTTTTAAATTTAACTCAGACTGTAATCCAGATATACTAGAAATTGAAATAGTATCATTTTCATCATCAAAATCTTCAGCTGCATCAAATAAATCATTGACAGTATTTATTGAAATATTTAATTCTTTTGCATATGTTTTCCAATGATTTAAAGTTAAATTGGCTATTGACGCTGGATTCCCGGCTATTTCTAATGCTCTAGCTTCAGTATAATCATTATGATCTCTAAATGATTTAGGTGCTTGATTATGTTTTCTTTTTCTAAGTTTCATTTTTCCACTTCTAATTGAAATTTTATGACTATCTCCAATCCATAAAGAATTGTCACTTAAAAATAAATGCCGTATCTTATATTCAGCATTGCCTAAATCATATTGTGCATTAACACTAGGAATTATATGACCATTCATAACTACACTATTAAATTCTAATTGATTAAAACTTACATCATTACCACATAAATCCCCGTGAACTTTTAAATTATTTAATGAAACGTCAGTATTTTCATTTATATTAGTAGAAGTGCCTCCAGAAGATCCTCCTGAAACTGATATAGTTCCTGATTCCCATCTATTATTAGTAGAATTCCATAATAACGCATTATTATTAGATAATGCTAATGAATTAAAACTTACATCACTTAAATCATTTATACTATTTTTATTTAATACTTCCCAATTATTACCATTATAACCTTCAAAAACATTTAATGTAGTATTATATCTAATTTGACCTGTAGCTAAGTTGGAAGAAGCTGGTCTTTGTGCCGTAGTTCCAATAGGCAATGTAATAGCGTCAGTTCCACTAATATCTAAAATTACAGATGCATTGTGAGATATATCTCCAACAGCAACTTGTCTATTTTCATTATAAAATAAACTTTTATTAAATACGTGTGATGATTCTAATAAATTAGCAATGTCTCTTAAAGTATTTAAAGAAGCGTCTACATTTCCAAAAAAATGGCTATCTAAAACGTTATCAATAGAATTATTTAAATTATTTAAAGTAAAATTAGTAGTATCTGATTTATATTGAACGGTAGCATATCTAGCTAATAAATCTAATGCTGGGACAGACCCCGATATATTTACATAATTTTCTCCTTGATTTTCTAAATTATTTAAAGGGTTTGACATTTTATATATTTAAATTAATATATATAAAATATTATGACGAATACGGACCTTTGGGTCTTTGATTATTTTCTATGATCAATGGGTTAGGTAAAAATGCATTGGGTAATTCAAAGAAAGATTTATTATTTAATGTATTTAAACTAGGAGTAGGATTAAATGAAGGTTGAACTAAGTTAGTGCTACTAATACCAAACAAAGAACTTTCGATATCGCAAGGATTATTAGATAAAATATTATTATGAAAGCCGGCTTTCATGTTTCCCTGATTTATTCCTAAATTTGGGAAATGTGAATTAATAGGAATAGACTGATGTTTATATTTATTATAGTTTAAATGTTCATTATTTAAATTTTGTTGTAATTTAAACATACCTTTAGAATTTTTTAATTGAGTTGAAGCCATATTTATATTAATTTTATATATTATTTTTTAGTAAATTATTTAATAAATTAAAAGTATCAATACTTACTTCTTTATTTTTAAGAAATTCTTTTAAAAAAGGATGTAATGCATAAAAATAATCATATGAAAATAAAAAAGTGAATACAGTTCTTTCAGGTAAATCTAAAGGTATTTTTTTTTGAAGTTGTTTTTTAGCATTAATCATTATAGTTTTAAATAAGGAATAATCTTTGATAATATCATATAATTTTTCTTGGTGATCTATTAATATATGAAATTTTGTAACATCTAAATTAAATGATTTTAATAATTCTTCTCTATAAATGGTATCTCCAGATAGATCATCTACAGTATTATAAGTAATATTTATAGCGGTATTATACATATGATATGTAGTATTATATGTATATATTTAAGTATTAATATGAAAAAATGATTTAATTTTTTCTTTTAAAATAGTCATTATCTCTAGTAACTTCTCTGGATGGTAAACCTCCTCTGATCCATCCATTAACAGCAACTCCTTCAACTAAATTAGATGGATTTTGAATGGTTGCTTTTAAACTAGGAACTAAATCAACATCAGTAGTTCTAAAGGATTTTTCCATAACTTGTTTACAACTCTTTTTATCTGCAATGAATTTTCCTTGCATTAATTTACTTTCAAGAGTAGGATTATGAGGTCCTCTTCCTAAATAAGGGACAGTTTTAAAAGGTCTTTCTCTTAAACTTATTCTGCATTTAGGATTAGTCTGTGTTTGTTTAATTCTTAAATTACTATCATTATTAATTTTGCATGAGTCAGATACTCCGTATCCACCTCCTAAAGTAACATTAGGTTGTTGAGTAGCGAAGTTGACGGGCTGTTTAAGACCGCAGAATTTTTCGAAATAGTTTTGTGTAGTGTAACTTCCGAATTGTTGATTTTGCATATCACGTTCAGATATACCACATACATCATCTCCAATTCTACTTAAATTATCAAAGGTAAAATTATATGAACTAGCCATCTTATATATATTTTAGATAAGATAATTTAATTAAATTTATTTAAATTATTTTAATAGAAATTAGTTCCTAGTTTTCTTAAATTTTTACTACATTGATCTATATTTCCTTCTTTACAAGATTTCATTGATCCATAACAGAACTCTCTAAATCCCTTTTGATTATTACATACTTCAGTATTAGGCATAGAATGAAAATTTCTCATCATATGTTGATGAGTTAAATTATCTCCTAAATTTTTAAATAATTTACTTTCTTGACAATCAGACTTTGAAGTTTCTTGAATATCTTTTGAAATATTTTCATTATAAGAAGGTGCAGCTGGAGGACGTGTGGGATTTTCAGCTATATCTGAAACTAAAACATTCATCAAAGGATTTTCTTTAGTAGGAGTAGTAAAATTTTGTTTAATAATGTTTATTAATTCAGGATTTTTATTATCAAAGCCTTCTAATTGTGCTTGTTCATTTAAATTTTCATTTAATTCTTTTTCATATTCATTTTTATATAAAATTACAATAATCACTAAAGATATTGCGCTGCTTATTAACAATTTTATAGAACGTGTTAAAAAATATCCTAAAACTGATAATAATAAAATCATTCTTGTCATAGCATTTAATCTACGTTGTAATGTATAATGACTTTGTGGTAAAATTTCTTTGATTCTTTCTTGTTTAATCAAAACCATAGGATCATATAACCAAAATTTATCCATTATTTAGTATATAGTATTAAGTTATTTTTTATTTTTGACTTTTTTCTTTTTCTTTTTTTTATTTTTGTTATTCCTTTTTCTTTTACTTTTTTCAATAACCTCATTTTCATTATTTTTATATTTTGTATGTGTAAATTCTTTATTTTCTAAATTACTCATAGATTCTTGTCTTAATTTTTCTTGTGCTTGTTTTAATTCTCTTTCTAATCTCCTTTCCTCTAATTTCCTTAACATTCTTTCTTTTTGTTTTGAATTTTTCATATTTTGTTTTAATTGTGATTGCATAGCATTAACATTAATTTTATTTTTTCCTCCCATACCGGGTATTCCCATCTGAGTAAATAATTTATTCATATTTTTCATACCTTCCATATTATTCATTTTTGACATAAGTTCTGATGCTTCTTTCATAATCTCACTTTCTTTAATTTCACCTGATTTAAGTTTCTCATCTAATTTTGAACCTACATTTTTTACCATTTTCATTAATTTTCCTGGATTCTTAAATAAACTTTCAAATACTTGATTTACATTTGAATTATTAGATAAATCTAAATCTAAATCTTTTGCTGTTTCTTCTGCTATTTCTGCTGCTAATCTTCCTAATTTACCATCTAATAATTTATTAATATGATTATGTATATCATCAGGATTAGGTAAATCTTCTTGATTAAGATTAGATATATCATTCATTCCATTATTACTAAAATCAAACATATCTGACATACTATTAATGGTTTCTTCTAATTTTTGTTTAAAATCTTCTTCATTTATAGCTTCAAACAATTTTGCAGTATCTCCAAATGAATCTAATCCATTAATTGAACTAGAAATAGAAAATAATATTAATTGTAAATATTTCCATATTGTTTGTCTAGTATTATTACTTATATTTTCATTCCAAATTACTTTAAATTCTATATTTGGTAAAAACATAGTATTTCTTGATAGATCATTAAACATTTCTTCATTTTTATACAAAATATCAAAAAATCGTTCTGGATATATTTTTGAACAATAATCAAATAATTTCTGTAAATCTTCATTATTTTCTAAATCATATGTTTCTAACTGATTTTTGTATTCTGGAAATGTTATGGAAATATCATTGATAAAATCTTTTATTAAATTTTTAAATTCTTGGGAAATTTCTACTGACATTATAAGATAACATTAATAATTATTTTTAAATTAAACTAATCTAAAATAATTAATTAAAATATAATTCACTTAATTTTATTAAATTTTGTAAATATTTAAAACATTTCTTTTTATTATTTTCGCTTGCTTTTCCTATTTCTTTTTGCATAGTTTTTAAGAAAGTCTTTACTTTATCATTATTATATTCTCCTAATTCGCTTTCATCTATATCTTTTTTCATAAAAAATTTTTCATCCGAATTCATTATTTGTGTTTTATATTTAACTACTACACTACTATACCATAATTTTATCATACTCTTAGGATTTACTTTTTTTAGTCTTTCAACAAATGATTTTGTCGTTAATAATTCTGAATTTTTTGGATAAATTGTTATTAAATCATCAATCATTTCAATAATATGATTATTAAAAGCTTTTAATATACTACTTTTGTCCATTATTTTATTAATATATTATTTTAATATTTATTTTTAAATCCTTATTTTTAAATCCTTATTTTTAAATCCTTATTTGTTTTTTATTCATTAATTTATTTCTTTCTTTTTGTAATTTTTCTAAATCTGTTTCTCTAACTTTATCGGGTATGTAATCTTCTGGAGGAGTTTCTATAGTAATATTACTATTTATTGTAGAAAAACTATGTATTTGTCTTAATCCTCCACTACCTTTGGCTGATAATTCTTCATCAGTTTGATCTAAAAATGAATATGTATCTGACATCTGAAATCCTAATTCATTCATTGAAAATGATATAGGTTCCATATTTTTATTTGTAGCTATACCTACATTTGCTGCTATTTTTGGTTCAAAATATTTAATAATTTCTTCCCCAGTTAAAACTCTATAACTTTGATATAATAATAATAATGATGGAACTTTAGTTATAGTTTCAGGTAATAATATTTCTTTGTTATTATTCAATATAATATATAATTTATTTCCTCTTTTTATCCTTCTATCAATGCAAACAAAATGTATTTCTTTTTTTATATCTGTTTTTGATAATTTTGATATAATTTTTGAACTATGTGGACAATTTTTACTATAATATAATATTGAGCTCATTTATAATTAATAAAGTTTTTCAATATTTAATTATAACTTAAATTGATTTTAATATAATAATTTATATTATTAATATATTATAATGGCTTCTTTAACAGAATCTTCTAAAATTAATGAATCTACTGTTCAAAATATAACTCCTACTAAAACAAAAAGAAAGGTTAATATACGTAAAAAAAGTAAACCTACACAAAATAATGAAACTGCTTCTAAATTTATATCTAAAATACCTGTTCCCAATGTAATATCAAGTAATGAAGAAAATGGATTAATGAAATTTACTGTTGAATCTATTAATGTTAGTGTAATAAATGCATTAAGACGAACTATATTATCTGACATTCCAGTTATTGTATTTGATACTCTATCTAAAGACTCTATAAATATTACTAAAAATACTTCATTATTTAATAATGAAATCTTAAAACAAAGATTGGGATGTGTTCCTATTCATATTAAAGATACATCTATACCCGTTGACTCTTTGCAAGTTCAAATTAAAAAAAATAATACTACAAATTCATTTATGTATGTTACCACTAAAGATTTTAAAATTTATGATACCAAAACAGAAACATATTTGTCTGAGGAGAAAACTAAACAGATATTTCCTAAAAATAAATTAACCGATTCATATATATTATTTGCTAGACTTAAACCAAAGATCTCTGATAATATTCCAGGTGAAGAAATAGAACTAAACTGTAGTTTAACAAAATCTACCGCTAGAGTTAGTGGAATGTATAATGTTGCTTGTAGTTGTGGTTATAAAAATACAGTAGATAAAGTTGAACAAAATGATAAATGGCAATTAGAAGAAGAAAAATTAAATAATGAGGGTAAACTAAATGAAGAAGAAATAGAATTTGAAAAACAAAATTGGTTTTTGGGAGAAGCTCTTAGATACTATAAAAAGGATAGTTTTGATTTTACATTAGAATCTATAGGAGTTTATAGTAATATGGAAATAATTCATTTAGCCTGCGATATATTGATTAATAAATTAGATGTTATTAAAAATGAAACAGAAAAAGAAAATAAATCATATGAAATTATAGATTTTCCAGTAGCTATGAAAAATTCATTTGATATAAAATTATATAATGAAGATTATACTATTGGTAAAATTTTGGAATATATATTACATTATGAATATTATAGACAACAAGAAATCTTATCATATGTTGGATTTGCAAAAAAACATCCCCACGATAATCATTCATTTATTAGAATTGCATTTAATGATAAATATTCGGAAATGTTGGCTAATAGAGAAAAAATTATGGAAATTATTAGATCAGTATGTCAAATAGGAATTGGTATTTTCACTAAATTTAAAGAGTATTTCTAGATTAATAATAAATTTATAACATTTATTATAAATCAATTAAAAAATATAATTTTTTTTATTATATTTTTATTTTTTATTTTTTATTTTTATATTTTATTTTTTATTTTTTATATTTTATATTTTTTATTAAAATGTTTCATTCAACACATTATTTTCTTGATTTGTTCTGATATTAATTTGTTGCTTTCTGAAATTAATATTCATTGAATACATCAACCTAGGAGGCTCTAGAGAATTTACATAATTAATAACTTCTCTCTTATTAACGAACTTATGTTGTTCTTTAAGTGTATTCAAATATATTTGATGAATGGCGAACATATGTGACCTATATTGATATGGGAATTCTTTTAGTGGCTTTTCCTTTTTGATATAACAAGATATATAATGTTCATACAACCTCTTTGTAAAATCATATAGATCATCTCTCATCTGAGAAAATGTATCTTTCTGTTCAGGATAATATTTAAGATATTCTTGAATTTTATTTTCTTTCTTTAGATGATAATATTGATATTGAAGTTTAGGTGAATTTCCCTTAAGTCTTCGAACATATTCATATGTTACGTTTCTTATTTTACATCTTTGACCTTTTGAGTTTTTAAATACAATTCCTACCTTTTCATAATTATCTTCATATTTATTAGTGTCGTAAATATGTTTTAGATCTCTTCTACTTTGCATCATATTTTCAATCTTAAATGACAGTAAATTTTCATTAAGTTCGCTATCATTTACCTTATATACATCATATCCATCAAACTTATAAACATTACACAAATACAACTTATGAGTTTTAATAGGTGTAACAATACGATTTTTAGGATGTTGCATTATAAAACTATAAGAATAATTCTTATTAAGATCTTCAAATTCTAGTCCAACTTTATTCATTACATCCAAAAACATATATCTAAATGTTTCCTTAATCATTACATTATAATGACATCTAGCGCCAATATTACTTCGAGTTGAAAGATCCCAATCTCCAATTCTTTCATTCCAATAAACATTAATCATAGTCCCTTCAATATATTCTTCTACACTAGAAAGACTTTCAAAACTATTATTTGAACTAAAAATATCATAGTCGATTGACTTCGGTGGTGAATAACTCACTACCCTATTACTAACCGTATCCACAATAACACTCCTAAAAAGACCCAATGTATTAAAATTATCTTTATTCAAATTCATTTTATTGTATTTAATAAGAACCAAATTGGAAATTTTAACGGATTTTAGACTCTTATCTTTCATATAATCAGAATCATTAATTCTAGAGAAATCGAGGTAATCTGACAGCTTAAACATTATTAATATCAATTATACAGATACTTTTATATTATTTTAATAAATCAATTTAATTAGTGATATAAGAAATTAGAATATAATTTCTATTATATTTATAAGTATAATGGAAAAAAATGAACAGATAGATGGCCCATCTCTAGAATTAGGACAAATTATACAAATTAATGCTTCATCCAATTCAGATATACATAATAAAATATTTGAAATATACTATTTAGACTACAATATTATAAAACTAAGAACTGAAACATTAGAATTAAATGAAATATCATTAAAAAATGGTATTCCTATTGATGAAACTATAGAATCAATAAACATTTTATATACTCCAACTGAAAAAGGATATGCTAGACAGAATGATTTAGATGTAAATAAATGGATATCTATTGAATTTGGTGGAGAAATTCCAATGATAATAAATGGAAAAATAACTAATTTAGAAGAAGATAGAATTGAAATTACGAGTGTTCCTGATAATGAAATATTTTATATTGACTTTGAATACAAAGGAATTCCATTAGATTTACCTATTAAAAATATAAATGAATATATTCCTCCAAAATCAATACAAAATGAAAAAGATACTTCAGAAGTTAATCAAGACGAAGATATTAATATAGAAGATGAATTAGATAAAGATGAATTAGATGATGATGAATTAGATGATGGTTTTGATGACGAAAAATTTATTGAGGATCAGCCTACTAATAATTTACAAGAAATAATTATAGATGCAGATAAGATTGTATTTGGTGAATCGGCGGGAGTAATAAGTGAAGTAGTAGAAGTTTCAGAAGATGAAAGAATGTATAGTGTTGATGAACAAACAGCAGATTTATTAGATGATTTATTATCTACTATACCATCATCGGAACGAACTACTTCAGTAATTAATAATATAAATATAATGGTTGAAAGATTTAAAGAATTAAGATTAAAATTTTCAAAATTTGATGAAAATGGATTATTATCTAAAATTAATTATAAAACAACAGAACATAAACCATTAGTAGAATCATTAAAAGACAATAAACATAATTTAAAATGGATATTACCTGTTAGTGAACCAATTAAGAGAATTTTTGATATAAATGAAGAAAATATAGAATCTATAGAATTAAATAATTCATATGAACATATTAATAACATAATATCTGTATTGGATGAAGGATACAGTAATAGTATTTCTATTGAAAATAATAAGTATGAATATATAAACAGAAATATAGATAATGATTCTAAAAAAATATCAATAAATAAAAATAATTTAGTTATTAATTCTGAAGTTCAAAATAATATTTTATCTGTAGTAGATAACTTAGATGATTTTTATTCATATGGTATAAAATACGATACTCTTGAAAAAAATAGATTTAATTTTGAAAAATACACATTAGGATTAGATAGTTTACATGTTGATCCTTATGATAAAAATAAAATTCCATTTAGAAAAAGAATGGTATCTCCTCAAATAATTCCTATAAAAGGATATTTAACTTTACCATATAGTATATATAGATTTTCTAATATTAATTTACCCACAACTAATATTTGTAGTAAAGCAAATTTAAATCAAGCTAATTTTAGTTATTTCAATTATCTAAATAAAAATACTGATGTAAATATAGTTACATTAAATAATGATTCAAAGTATGATGTAAATAACTTTAATTTAAATAAAATTAATTATTATTTATATAATTCTGATATAAAATATGAAGATAGAGATAATAAAAAAGATCATGAGTTGTTTTTAAAAAATATTATTCCTACTAATAAAGATGCTTTTAATTATATTAAAAGATACATTAAAAATGGAGTATCTTATGATAAAGTTATTGAGCATTTATATCCTTTGTTAATAAATAAAGAAGATATAGTTTTCAAAGATTATCAGAATATTGTAGAATATGTTCAACAACAAATAGAAGATTATAAAAAACAATTAGTTCAATATACATTCGATTATAATAAATATTTAAAAAATAGAAAAAATTATGATAACAAATCAATATTATTTAATATGTTTGATGACGTTACAGTAAATGAATTAAAAAATATAGATGCAAATATTTATAACTTAAAAGATGAAGATACTATTCAGTATTTATCAAAAATATATAAATTAGATGATGGAAATGTGTTTATGAATGCGATGGCATTAAATTCAATAGAATTAAATCAACCTATAAATTTAAAAGAAAAATTAGAAAAAACATTAGAAGATATAAAACGGGAAAATTCTGAGGAATCTGATAAAAATGAAAAACAATGTGGAAAATCATTTACATTATCAAAAAAATATTACGATATTGATGTATTATTAAAAGATAATAATAAAAATATCTTTTTTGACGGTAAGTTAGATGATACAAGATATGATATAATAGAAGAATTAAAAGGTCAGTATGGAGAATCATTAAATAAAAATATGATAGTTGAACATTTAATGAAAAATGTAGGATTAGATGAAAAAAATGCTAGAAGAGACGCTGAATCAATGATAAATGGGGAACGAAGTGTTGAAGAAGGAGATTATGCAATATTAGATGATGGAACATTTGATGTAAAATATTATGTAAGAAGATCAAATAAATGGGTTCATAAAAAAGAATTTGATAATAAATCATTAGATGATATTAATTTTTGTAATACTAAAAAACATTGTTTAAAAATTAATGATGAATGTTCTAATGAAGAAACAAACAAGAAATTATTACAAGAAAAATTAGTTAATAATATATTAGAAAATTTTGAAGGCGAATTAGAAGAAGATATAATTAAAACAAAAATAAAAATACAAAATTCATTAAAATATAATATTAAAAATTTTCAGTTACTCAAAAATTATAAGAGTAAAAATTCAATTAAATATGATTCTATGAGATATAAATTGGGAGAAGAATTAGATGTATTAGATATTCCATCATCACCTTATGAAAAAATAAAGAATCTGATACTAGGTATGGAAGATATAGTATCAAAAATGAACAATATTTTAAAATTTATAAATAAATATTGTAGAAAATCAATAAATGATGAAGAATCTGAATGGTGGTATTATTGTATTGAAAGTAATATTCCATTACTACCAACATTTTATTATGATCTAGCTATTGCTATGAAAAAAAATAAATATTTGGAAGAAATAGATAGAATAAGTAATGTTAGAGGTATAATAAGTGATGATGGTGATAAAATTGTAGATAGATACAGTGGATATTTTATTAAAATGATAGATTTTGATTCAACTGAGGGATATGATGATAGTGGATTTAAAATAGTAAGTAGAGATTTACTAGAAGAAGAAACTAAAGAATTATCAGAAGAGAAAAAAGAAAATTCAGATAATATTTCTATTAAAAAAGCACAAAAAATAAAAATGCCTACTAGTGAATTAGGAAAACAATTATATAAAATATTTGTTTCATTAGATAAACATTTTAAAATAAATACATCAGAAGAACATTCTTTTATGATAAAAATGGTTCAAAAATTTCTTAAAAAATATGTAGATAAACGTGATGTATATGAAAGAAAAAAAGAGTCTAAGATGAAACAAGGTAAAAAAGTAAAATCTTATGAAAAATATAGAGATGAAGAAAAAATTAAGTTAATACTATGTTTATATGTAATAGGAATACAAGTTAATATACCTCATATTAATCATGCACCTACTTTTGTTGGATGTGGTCCTATGTCTTTTGATGGATTTCCATTAGAAGAAGGAACTAATTATAGTATATTAAGATATGTAAGTTGTGTATTTTTAAATTTAAGAGATGATATTGAACCTTGGAATGCTCTTCCAAAAACATCTTCAAGAACTATATCTAATGTTACTAATAAAATGGTTGAAAAATTTTCAAAATATATGATGGATAAAATTTTAATAAATGATGATATAAGAAATAAATTAAAAAATAAAAGAAAATGGTTAAAAAGCAATAAAGTAGTTGATTATACAGATAAATCTTTTATAAATAATGAATGGACTACATTTTTACCTCCATTAAAACCAGTAAATGTAGAAAATACAAGTAGTGTAGGTGAAAATTTTAAAAAATTATTGGATACTTCTATAGTAAAAAATTCATATGAACAATTTGCATATATTTTTAGTTTAAATGCTAAAATAATAAATCAGTCGTTATTGGTAAACGAAGACATACAATCTGTTATTAATAACCAGCCGCTACTTTTAAACACTATGAATAATATTCCATATTTAGAAAATGCTTGTTGCTATGATGTTAATAATAGTTTTCAATATTTTTCTGAAAAAGCACCATCTATAATAAATCATAACAATAATGTTATAAAATTAACAAAAATGAAAGAATCTTTTGATAAGTTACATAAGGCTTCATTTTTGAGAAATACATCTAATACTAAAATTAAAATACCTAACTTAGATCCAACCTATAGTGAAGATACCATTTATTTATCATTTATTAAATATTGTAGTTATAATACAGGATTAATATTAAATGAAGATTATGCTACATTATGTTCAAATAATAATAGTAGTTATCAAGATACAGATGATATATTTACTAAAATAGATGTAATGAAAAGTGAAGGCAATAATTATTCTAATGATTCTTTATTAAAATTAGTAAAATTAGTATCTTCAAAAAATATATTATTAAAAAATTTAAAGAAAAATATTGTAGATAATAAATTAAAATTTATGAAAGAATTAGAATATGTGTTAAATAATAAAAATGAACTAATGCAAAAACAAGAAAAGTTATTTAAACTAATTAATAATTTAATTAATTTTGAAAATAAAGAGAATGACAATATAAATGATTTGTTAATAAATATAAAGAATGAAACCAACAATATGATGGAAGATATAATTGAATTACTTAAAGATAGTGGAAAAACAAAAAAACAGATAGATTTTTTAAAA